GTCCTGATGCAGGCACCCGAACGGTGCTGCAGGGCTGGCAGGGCCTGGCTGCAGGGCACGGCGCTGGGCAGGCAGGGCAGGGGTGGAAAGAAAATCGACCCCCACCCCCGGGGTCTTTTTTCTGGTGGTGATTCCCGGACCCCCGGTACACCCCCGCTTTCGAGTTGGGGCCCCCGGAGCTATAGGTACCTACCCAATCCACGAGCCGGGCCATCCAGCCAACACACTTCCTATGCAACTACCTACAAGTTGTATAGGAGGTGTGTAGGTAGACACGTAAACAACGTGCAAACCGACAACGTAAATGCGCAAATCAGCGTAAGAGCCACATGCAAAACTACAGCGTCCCTACCCCTTCACGTAACCCCTCACGCAACGCAGGAGCTCCCATGAAAGCAGTCTCTGGTCCTTTCGCACTCAACGCTGGCAAGCAAGTCGGCGGCAACGCCATGCAGGGCAAAGGTGACTTGCCGGCCAAGGTCAGCGTGCCGATGCCCGGCACCAACGCCACTCAGCCTGCCTACAAGGGCGGCATGAAGAGCTCTGTCCCCGGATTCGGCGGTGGAGTCATCCCGGGGAAGATCTGATGGCCAAGCAATTCGCCGACCTTGCAGGCGAAGTCCCCAAGCTGGCCACCGCCGCGGACATCTACCCTGAGATCCAGGGTCGGACGCGGCCGACCAAGCACGCGCAGGATGTGCGGGCCAAATCGCCGGGCAAGATCAACCTGAAGCACGTCGCAGAGGCGTGCGCAGACGCTGGTCTCGATCCCGCGGCCGAGATCTTGCGCGTGCTCACGGAGCGCGTGCCGGTGCTCGACCGCTCCGGCCAGCCTGTGCTGGACCCCAACACCGGCGAGCCCATGACTGTGGACCGGGTGGACCCTGACACCAGGCTGCGCACGCTCAACGAATTGCTCCAGTACACGCAACCGAAGCTGAAGGCGGTGGAGGTGAAGGTCAACGGCAATCTGGAGCTCAGCGGCGACCAGCTCGATCAGCGGCTGGCATCGCTTATCGCGAAGGCGGCCAAGTGAATCTGGCTGGTCTGAATCTCGCCGCGCTGTCCGATGAGGAAAAGCGCGAGCTCTACGAGCTGCTCAAGCTCAAGGACACGCGGGAAAAGCGCAACCGCCTCGCAGCCTACGCCCCGTACGCCAAGCAGCGCGAGTTCCACTCCGCTTCGGCTGGCTACCGTGAGCGTCTGTTCATGGCAGCCAACCAGAGTGGCAAAACGTGGGCTGGTGCATTCGAGATGGCCATGCACCTGACCGGTCGTTACCCCGACTGGTGGACCGGCCGGCGCTTTAACTACGCGATTCGGGCCATGTGTGGATCCGAATCGGCCGAGTTGACACGCAAGGGTGTCCAGCGTCTGCTCATCGGGCCACCCGAGCTCAGGGACGAGTGGGGCACAGGGGCGATTCCGCATGAGGCGCTGCGCGACACCAGCATGAAGCAGGGGGTGCCCGACGCCATCAGCTCGGCTGTGGTGCGGCATGTGTGCGGCGAAGACAGCGTGCTGCAGTTCAACTCCTACGACCAGGGCCGTGGCAAGTGGCAGGCCGACACTGTGGACCTGGTCTGGATGGACGAGGAGCCGCCGCAAGCGATCTACAGCGAGGCCCTGACCAGAACCAACGCCACCAGTGGCAGCGTCTACGTGACGTTCACTCCGCTGCTGGGCATGAGCGACGTCGTCAAGCGGTATCTGCTGGACAGGCCCACCGGCACGACCGTCATCAACATGACGATCGACGACGTCGAGCATTACAGCAAGGAGCAGCGCGAGGCGATCGTCGCGAGCTACCCCGAGCACGAGCGAGAAGCGCGCACCAAGGGGATCCCGATCCTGGGCTCGGGGCGGGTGTTCCCGATCGCCGAGAGCGCGATCTCGATCAATCCGTTCCCTATCCCCGCGCATTGGCCGCGGATCGTCGGGCTGGACTTCGGCATCGACCACCCCACCGCTGCCGTGTGGCTGGCCTGGGACCGCGACGCCGACGCTCTGTACGTCACCGACTGCTACCGGGTCAAGGACTCCAGCATCGCGATCCACGCCGCCAGCATCAGGGCGCGCGGCGACTGGATCCCAGTCGCGTGGCCGCATGACGGCTTGCAGCGGGATAAGGGGTCAGGCGAGCAGCTGGCCGACCAGTACCGGGCGCAGGGGTTGAACATGCTGCGCAACCGCGCCACGTTTGAGGACGGCTCCAGCGGGGTGGAGGCGGGAATCGCCGAGATGCTGACCCGGATGCAGACGATGCGTCTGCGGGTGTTCAGCCATCTCGCTGATTGGTTTGAAGAGTTCCGGCTGTACCACCGCAAGGACGGGCTGGTGGTCAAGGACGGCGACGACCTGCTCTCAGCCACCCGCTACGCCATGATGGCCCGCCGACTGGCCAAGACCCAAGACGCGGCCGTCACATCGCTGCGCCGCGGCAACATGTTCCCCGTCATCGATTACGGCGTGCTGGACGCCGAGATCGGTTACTGAAAGCACACCACATGGACTTCCCCAAGGAAATCGATCCCGAGCTGCTGGTGGACGTCGAAGACGACACCCAGGCTGAGATGGATCCCGAGATCGACCCAGAGCGCGAGGCCGAGATGGCGCAGGAGCGCCTGCAGATGTTCGGCTACAACATGGCGCGCCAGCGCGATGAGTGGATCCGGGATCGGTATTCCTACGGCGTGGACAAGCGCTGGATCGAGGACCAGGACCAGTACGACAGCAAGGACAACATCGCCAAGGCCGCCAGCCAGATGATGACCAGCGTCGAGCAGGGCTACCCTGTCACGACGCAGATGGCCAAGCCCAACCGGTCCACCGTGTTCATCGGCATGACCCGGATGAAGACCAACGCGGCTGAGGCGCGCCTGGCCGACATCCTGCTGCCCACGGACGACAGGAACTGGGGCATCCAGCCCACGCCCGAGCCGCATGTCATGGGTATGGTCATGGACGACCGCATGGCCGGCGACAAGCTCACCGGGCAGCCGATGGTCGACCCTGAGACGGGGCAGCCGCTGCGCGTCAAGGACGTCGCGCGGGCTGCGCTGGAGGTGGCCCGGCGCAAGGCCGACGCCATGCAGACCCGCATCGACGACCAGTTGACGGAGTGCGACTACAACGGTGAGCTGCGCAAGGTGATCCACGACGCCGCGGTGCTGGGCACCGGGGTGGTCAAGGGACCGGTGGTCACCAACCGCGTGCGCAAGGCCTGGCAGCCGATGACCGACGCCATGGGCCAGACCGTGCAGACGGTGATGATCGTCGAGGAGCTGGCACCGGCGAGCTTCCGCGTGGACCCGCGCAACGTCTTCCCCGACCCCGGCTGCGGTGAGAACGTGCACACGGGCAAGGGCATCTACGAGCGCGAGAAGCTCACCGCCAAGCAAGTCCGCGACCTGGCTAAGCAGCCTGGCTTCATGCGCGAGCAGCTGCGCAAGGTGCTCGAAGAGGGGCCCAAGCGCTCGGCCACCTTCCAGGAGCTGCGCGACGAGGACCAGCGCGACATCGCCCGCGACACCTACGAGATGTGGACGTACTGGGGCGAGGTCGAGCACGAGGACCTGCGCAGCGCCGGCGTCGACCCGGGCGAGGAGGACGTGCTGCGCACCATCTCCGCGTGCGTGGTGATGATCAACAGCACCGTGGTCAAAGCGTTCCTGAACCCGCTGGAGGGTGGCGACATCCCCTACGACTTCTACGTCTGGGAGAAGGTGGCCGGCTCCTGCTGGGGCTACGGCATCCCGTACCTCATGCGCAGCCAGCAGAAGGTGCTCAACGCGGCTTGGCGCCAGCTGATGGACAACGCAGGCGTCAGCTCGGGCCCGCAGATCGTGATGAAGCCCAGCGTCATTCAGCCGGCCGACAAGCGCTGGGAGCTGAGCTCGCGCAAGATCTGGTTCGCCACCGACGACATGGACGACGTGCGCAAGGCGTTCGCCACGTTCGAGTTCGACTCGCACCAGGCAGAGCTGGCCAACATCATCAAGATGGCCACCGAGCTCGCCGATGCGGAGACCGGTGTGCCGATGATTGCGCAGGGCGAGCAGGGCGCTGCGCCCGAGACGGTCGGGGGCATGACCCTGCTGATGAACAGCGCCAACGTCGTGCTGCGCCGACTGGTCAAGCAGTTCGACGACATGATCACCCGGCCGCACCTGCGCCGGTACTACGACTACAACATGCTCTACGACGAGGACGAGAGCATCAAGGGCGACTTCAGCGTCGACGCCCGTGGCTCCAGCGCCCTGCTGGTGCGCGACGTCCAGAACCAGGCGTTCCTGAACCTGCTGGCCGCGGCGGCCAACCCGATCTTCGGCAAGTACATCGACCCGAAGAAGCTCTTCGAGAAGGCGCTGCAGGCGCAGCACATCGACCCGGCTGAGGTCTTCAAGCCCGAGGACGAGATCGAGGAGATGGAGGCCGCCGAGAAGCAGGCGATGGCCCAGGCGCAGGAACCGGCCGATCCGAAGATCGAGGCCGCGCGCATCCGCGCCGAGAGCGACATGGCCAAGATCCAGGCACAAAACGACGGCGACGCCGCGGAGCTCAACACCCGACTGCAGATCGCCCAGGCCAACATCCAGGCGCGCCGCGAGCAGATGCAGATGCAGCGCGAGATCGAGATGATGCGCCTGGCCAACCAGCAGAACGTCAGCCTGGAGCAGATCAAGGCCAAGCTGGCCGAGACGTCGATCCGCGAACGCGGCAAGAAGGAACTGTTCGCGGCCGAACAGCGTCTGAAACTCGTAGCCGGATCGGGTATCTGAACCCTAGAATTCGACCCCAAGACAGGAGCACTGTATGCCCAATCTCTATATCACCGAGTTCGCCCAAGAGGGCATTGACGCCCTGGGCCGGATCGTGCCCGTGGCGAAGGTGCCGGCCGTCACCGAACAGAAGGTTGTGTTCAGCACGAGCACGCAAAGCGCCACGCTTGATCCGCAGACCACGCTGGTACGGCTGCACGCCGACGGCATCTGCTCGGTGGCGGTGGGCGTGAACCCGACGGCCACGACGAGCAACATGCGTCTCGGGTTGAACCAGACCGAGTACTTCGCGGTTCAGGCCAACAGCGGCCTGAAGATCGCTGCGATCAACAACACCTGACCGAGCGCAGAAATGTTTCCAGTACCGACCCACGGCTTGATGGGGGCGATGTCGGGTGCCGACATCTCGGCAGGCGTTGCGTTGGCGCTGGACTTCATCAACGGCGCCACCAGCCTCGACCCCCGCATCACCTTCTCCCGCACCACCAACGCCACGCTGACGGACAGCACGGGCAAGATTGCTTACGCGCCGCACAACCTGCTGACGAACAGCGAGGATTTTGAGGCGTCGGCTTGGGTACCTTCAAATACGTCCGTTACAGCCAATAATGCTACCGCTCCTGACGGTACATTAACGGCAGACAAGCTGATCGCCAACACAACTTTGGGCGGGCACTTTACTGGTCAGAGCGTTACTACAACGGCTGTGGCGCACACATTTAGCGCGTATCTGAAGGCCGCTGGATATAACTGGGCTGTTCTGTATCTGGGTGGACCAAACGTAGGCATTTTTTTTGACTAGTCAAACGGCACTACCGGTTCCACTTTTATAGGTGCGCCAACAAGCTCTTCAATTACCGCTGTTGGAAACGGGTGGTACAGATGTTCAATTACTGCCACCTTGTCTACTTCCGCCACGCCCAGAATTTACATAGCCTCCGCAGATGGGCCTTCTGCAGGATTTGCAGGTGACAATGTTTCTGGCTTGTTTGCTTGGGGAGCCCAACTCAACGTAGGCGCACTCCAGAGCTACAACTCCACCACGCCAAAGAACCTGCTGGGGTTTACGCAGGAGTTCAACAATGCGGCGTGGACGAAGAGCAACTCGTTCGTGCAGACGAACCTGGTGTTGTGGTCAGAAGACTTCAGCAATGCGGCTTGGATCAAAAGCGCAGGTGGCACCGGGTCAGCGCCTGTTGTAACAGCAAACGCGGCAACCGCTCCAGACGGCACAACAACTGCTGATCTTATTTTGTTCAACAGAGGGGCGGGTAATACTGGATCTGACCAGTCGGGTCTTAGTTCATCGCCTTCCGTTGCGAGCGGAACACATACGCAGTCTATATGGCTCAAAGCGGCAACCGCCGGCGATGTTGGAAAACAACTTGCTTTGAGAAACGTTGCTGGAGCTGTTTACTTGACGGTAACCCTAACCGCTGATTGGGTTAGATACACACGCACAGAAACAGGGGCAATCGCAAATTTTGAGATTGCAAATCGCGGGACGTTCACGGCAGACAATTCTGTATCAGCCCACGTTTGGGGCGCTCAACTCGTCCAAGGCTCCGTCCCCGGCGATTACCAAGTCACGACCTCTGCTGCTGCGGCGGTGCAGTACAGCGATCCAAACGGGACTCGGACGGCGGATAAGTTGGTTGAGGATGCAGCCACAGCGTTCCATTACGCTTTTCAATTAGCAACCCCTTCTAACTCAGCGCCATACACCGTTAGTTTGTATGCCAAAGCTGCCGAAAGAACTCGACTGCGAATAAGTGGTAGCGCATCAAGTTGGGCATCTCAATCAATTGCCGTTTTTGACCTCTTAAATGGGACGGTTGTCACTAATAGTGGCGCGTTTACAAGTGCAAGTATTGTTAGTGTTGGTAATGGGTGGTATCGCTGTACAGCAACAGGCTTGTCAAATGCAGCGCCAACACCCTCTCAGGAGATGGTTCAGATAGTTTTGGTTAGCTCCGGAACTACGGCCTCCTACACCGGCGACGGCACCTCTGGCATCTTCATCTGGGGAGCCCAGCTCAGCAACAGCGCCAGCGTGGACCCCTACGTCTACAACCCGCAAGCAGCGCCCACCAGCACGGCCTACTACGGCCCGAGGTTTGACTACAACCCGGTGACGCTGGCGGCTAACGGGCTGCTGATTGAG